AAGAGCAGTACTAAGCTTACTATTAATATCTATGCCAATACCTTCCATAGGTATATAGCCACTAACTGCTTTAGGTTTAGCAGCATTAAGAGCTGCTCTCTCCTCAGGCGAAACTATAGAGCCATTAATAGCTTCTTTTAGTAAGATATTACATTTCATTCGCAGTCCTTTATCATTTCTTTCATTTTATACTTAAGAATTTTATCAGCCTCTTCTTTAGGGAGTCTAACACCAAAGTCTGCTTGAATACGTTTGATAAGAATATCGGCTTCTCTTCTTATAATCTTATCTATCATAGCTATATTAGCTTCACGCTTTAGCTGACCTCTAGCATTATTAAGTATACGATCAAATCTAGCATTATCCATGTATTTAGCAGCTTGCTCAACTATTTTAGCGTTATCAACTTCTTTAGAGGTTGCTTGCCAAATAAAGTCAGAAATAATATCATCAGTTCTATCTTTCATAATAGCTGACGTTGGGTCACCAGCTATGGTACCCTTAGTAGTAGCATAAAGAACATCATCTAAGCTATCTAGGGTACGTACTGGCTTATCAACAGGCTTACTCCAAGTTAATCTAGGTGGTGCTTCCTTACCATAAAGTTCTTTCATTTTAGCTTGTCTACCTGCATACTCTTGACGAAGTTGTTGAAGTAGTGGGTCAAAGTTAAGTTTATCTCTAAAACTTCTTTTGTCCTTAGGTAGAGCTCTCATCATATCATTAATAGCTTTATTACTAATTGGATTTTCTAGTAATGAAGCTGTATGCTTAATAAGAGATAAGGCATTAGCTTGGTCACCTGGAACTAATTGCTTTATATAGTTAAAAACACCAGATGCTACCTCATACTTTAATCTAACAACAGGGTCAACTGTTAAATAAGATTGAAACTTAGGTATCTCAATATTACCAGAGACTTTAGCTAGATTTACATCGTTCTTAAATACTTCAGCCATGCGGTGAATAGTTCTAACTGTCTGTTTAGCTTGTGGTGAAGACCATCGCATCTTCTTAACTTCTTGGCTAAGCATTGGGAAGTTAACTGCTCTATTTCCGCCAACTATACCAGCAGTATACTTCTCAGTCATCTCATTAAGGATAGCTCCATCAACTCTATTTCTAACTGCTTTAGGTAGTTTATCAACTACTTCAAAGAAGGTATTATCACCAGCTGATATGTACTTAGATAATAGTTTAACAACTCTCTCCTCGTCTAGCCCAGGTCTAGTAAGAGCTTTATAGAGAATATTATTCTCCATCTTCTTCATAGTACTATACTCACGCTTAGCTAATTCCCAGCTATTTAGCCATTCTTTACTACTTGGTATATAAGTCTCTGCGCCTCTTTTAATCTCATCATCTATAGACTTTAAAACAGTCTCTAGAGAGTTAGCATCACTTTTAGATAAGTTACCAGCACTAAACTTTACATCATTAACTGCTTGACGTAAATCTATTAAATCAGTAAAACTTCTACCTTCTGATATATCTCTAATCCTAGTCATTAAGCTAGCAAATCTTTGGTCAATGACTGGGTCTTTAATATCAGAACCAATTTTAGCTAGTAATGGTTGAAGCCCTGTAGCATCATAATCAAACTGATAGCCTTGGGTAAACTCATCGCCAGAAGTTTTTACCTTATTATAAAATTGCTTTACTTCACTTGTGTAAGTATCTAAGCCAGTCTTCAAAATAGCTTGGATATTATCAGCTGCTAATCCTTTTGTCCTAGCTAACAAGTCTTGCGCACGTGTAAAGATTTGCTTAGCAACGTTAGCACTAGCCTTAGGGTCTAGCAAGTTAGCTTTATCTATAATGTCTTCGCCACCCTCTTTTGTGAGAGCTAATACTTTAAGTACTTTTTCTTTCTCTGTACCTTCAACTTGTCCAGCTAAATTTTCAAATGCTTTAACTAAGTTAGTAGCTTCTTCAGATGATACACCATAGTGATTAAGTGCCATCTCATAGGCACCATCAATATTGCCATTAGTAACTTGGTTATAGACGCCCTTAAGCCACTTAGCAGTACTTGCTACTGGCTTAAGTACTGCAGCACCAACGGCAGTAGCTGCAAGGTCAAAGATACCTGCTTCGACCATCTGGTCTGTAACTAGTTTACCTTCTACTTTCTTAACTAAATCAATCTGATTAGTTAATATATCACCGCCTCTACCTAGTGATGCTACTGCTGAACTACCAGCAACTGCTCCAACAGGACCGGCTACCATAGCACCGGCTATACCACCTATAGTTGCTCCTGCAGTTTCTAAGCCACTTTTCTTTAAATCAAGAAGTAAGTTACTATCTACTGGAACTATTACGCCATCTTTCTCAACAGTGAACTCACCAGAGGCAACATCATAAATAGGATTAGTAAAGCCTTTACGAGCTAATTCATTAACTACTTCTTGCTTAACTTGCTCTGTTTCTCTGATAGCTTCTTCTCTTGCTTCTGGGTTCCAAACACCTCTAACCTGCTTAAGCATAGTAGAGTATTTGTTATGAAGATTTTCAACACTAGCTACAACATCTTGGGCTTCTGCATGTATACCAATAGCTTTACCAACTTCTGGAGTTTTAGCGCCAGCAAAGCCTCCTAAAATAGCTCCTGCTAGGCCAGCTTTATCAAAACCTACTTTAGCAGCATCGTACCCTCCGCTTATTCTCTCTAATATTCCTGGTTCTTGTTTAATAGCCTTTTCAGATTGCTTAGGAGTCTCAACTAGTTCAAACCCTTCTGGTATTGGTGTAGCATCTAGTAGCTGTGCATCTTCAGGCAACGTATCAAAAGACATTGGTTCCAATAGCTGTGCATCAGCAGGTAGTGTATCTAAAGTCATTAGTATCCTCCACTGTTATTTACTGCTTTAGTTGGCGTCATTTGGCCAGCAACTTGTCCTTGCATCATAGCTTGAGTGGCTGGGTTACCACCTGAAAGCATTTGTGCAGTCTCTTCCAAAATACTAGATATTTCAAGAGTATACTTGTTCTTAATATTTTTAACAGCTAAATTAGCTATTCTAAAGTAACCAGCTGGGTTAACCTGAGATAGCATATTACCCATTGGACCATTAAGAACTTGTTCTAGCATTAATCTATTACGCTCGTCTTCATCGTTATAAGCAACACTTTCTACTGTTACATCAGCTTTAGTAAATGCTATCTCAGTATCTCTATAAGGTATTGGAGCCATAATAATATTACCATTCATATCAACCATAGGTTTATTATTTTCAGGGTCAATAACTTCTTCTAGAGCATATTGCATCTCAGGCATACCGTTAGGTAAAACTCTACCAGTTGGTAACTGAATAGGTTTATTAATTTCAACCCACTTCATACCTTCATAGTTATCGGCAATTCTAATTACATCATGGGCTGTGAAGTATTGCTTAACTAAGTTCATAATATCCCAACCAAGTAATCTATAAAACTGTTCTACTTTACTAGTAATATATCTAAGTGCAACAACAGAAGCATTTTGCTGTAACTTAACTTTAGCACCACTATCAGAAGCATAAGCCATACCTAAGAAACTATCATTAATAGATAAAATTCTTTGTATTCTATCTAAGGCTCTATCTATAATAGTGTACTGGTCAAGAACTTCCCTAGTTAAGTTTTCTATCTTAATACCAGCTAGTGACTTAACTGGAATAACAGCATTAACTCTGTTAAACTGGTCAGTAAAAGACGCTAAGTTTTCTACTGCTCCTATTTCAACAAAGGCTTTTTGAGTATTAACCATTAGTTGAATTTTAACTAAAGCTTGATTAATAGCATGCTGAGTTTCAACTACTTCTCTAAACATACCATAGTATTCTGCTTTATTACTAGAATGAAGTTTATGTAATCTATAAGGATTTTTAACTTCTTTATAAGTAATTTCTTTCTTACTTAAGATAGTATCACCGCTCCAGTAAATTGACCAAGTCTTATCATTGTCATCTTTAATAACTGTTGGAACTATTCAGTAGTTATCCAATACTTTATAGTATCCTCTAAACTCATCATTAAAGTATTTAGTAAACTCAGCTTCATCAATATTAAGGTGGTTATGATAGCTATCTAATTCTTTAATTAGCTTTTCACCAAACAGATTTTCGGCAGCTTCTCTAGCTACCCATTTAAACCTATGGATAAACCTAGCATCTGAATAATCATCAAGCATACTCATAGGGTCAATAGCTAATTCAATAGAAGGTACATGATGAATTTTAATATCATACTTTGGTCTACCAAACTCATCGAACTCTCCAGACTTTTGTACATCAACATAACTTGCCATAAGTCCAGTAAGAATACAATCTAGCTTAATCTTATCACCTTCAGAGTTAAAACTATTACTTTCAAATACATAACTAACTAAGTCATTAAGAATAGCTGCTGTTAGAATATCATCTGTTTGCTGTGGATTAACTTTAACAGTATTTACTACCGTAGAGTAATAACCTAAAAGCATCCTAGCAAACATTTTAATAACGTTAAAGGTCTCAGCAGGTTGTCCACGATTAGCTAATGTTAATAGTTGAGTATCTGTATACTGCCTATTATGATATAAATCAAGTACTTTAAGAGCTTCATCTCTGGAGTCTTTAAAAGTATCATAGCTAATTTTAAAGGTGTCTTTAAGTGTTTCAATATCTATTTTCATTCAGCTACCCACTTTCCATTAGAATAAACTACAATTGTTCCATCTTTGAGCTTAGCTCTTTGCCCTTCATTATATTTAGGAGTAGAAGCCGGTGGAGGCGTCTTATAGTCTTCACTAGTATTACTTGTAGCAGATTTACTAGGAAGTGGTATATTAGGTTTAATATTACCTTTACTTCCTTGTTTACCATCAACTGTAGCTATCATAGCATCTAAGTTATCTATAATCTTATTAAGCTTAGCTGCATCAGCTCCATATCTAAAGTGTGTAACTGCTTCATCACCTACATCCGAGAAAACTTCCATTTTAGCTTTGGTGGCTTCTAGAGATGTTTTAAGTGCCGATTTAACTGCTTTATCTTGTTGATATAGAGAACCAAAAGCCTGGGTAAATGATGCCATCTCAGCGGCAGGTAATGTAGCGCCATATAAGCCATTTCTGATAGTTGTCATCATTTGACTATAAGCATTTTTAGCTTCAGAAGGAGCATCATCACTAACATACTTTTTAATATTACCAACTAAGTTATCTATCATACCAGTATCTTCAGGAGTTAAGCCCTTAGATACATCTCCCAAAGTAATAATACGCTTAATATCTGCCATCTCTTTCTTATCTGCAGAGGTTAACTTAATACCTAGGTTTTTCTCAATCTTCTGAATATTAGGTTCCATTTTGCGATACTCATCAGTACCAGGTTGATAGACAGTTTCAAAGAACTTTGGATTTTCTTTAAGTACAGAAGTTCTAGCTTTATCTACCTCATTAAGCTCTTTAGTAGTTGTAGTAGGCGCCCACCCAGTCTCTTTCTTAAGATAGTCTTCTTTAAGTGCTGGGTCTATTTTCTCCAAGTAATCAGCATTCTTTTGCATAGCAGTTTTCTCACCTGTACCGCCAATACCTTTACCCTCATAGTAAGTTGCTTTAGCTTTCATTTCAGCTATTTTAGCTTCCTTTTCTCTTTCATCTAGTTTTGTATCATTCCAAGTTTTCCAAGTTCCGTTACCTTTAGCTAATGCAAACATATCAGCTACCATAGTAGAGCCATCTGGCATAGTGGCTTTAACATACCGTTTTCTAGTCTCTGGGGAATCGTATACTTCACCACCAAGTGCTTGGAATTGCCTAATATCTTCATTATTATTCATATCTAATGGGTCTACTCTAGTAACACCCATAAATAAAGACTTCATCTCTGGGTCACTTTGTAAAGCATTATTTAGGTGCCTATAGTTACCGTCTTCAAAAAAAGCATTTGTGGCGTCATAGGCAGTTCTTTTTAATTTATCTTCTTTTAACTGCTTCAGTTGCATTTGCATTTGCTGCATTTGTAACTCTTGTGTAGACATAGTCATTTGCCTAGCTTGAGATTCTTCAGCCATCTTTTGAATAGCCATTCTATCTTGCATACCTTGTCTATTAATCTGATAAGTATTTTGTATACCTCTCTCAAGGCCTTGCGAAACGCCTAACCCAATACTACCAATAATATTTGCATCCATTAGTTATCCTTAGCTTAAAGCATTGCCGAAGTAAGCATTAGTTAGTGCTCCTCCAGTATTTACATTATAATTTAAAGCAGAGTTTCCACCTGTAGTTAAAGCATTTTGGTAAAGTAAATTTTGATTTTGTAAAGCCTGGTTAGTCATATAAGCATTAATGCCACTGCCTAGTGCTGAACCTACACCAGCGGAAGCTTGTGCTGCTTGTTGATTATACATACCAGCTTGCTGAGAGGCTAAAGTAGCTTGAGTCTGATAAGCACTACCTACATTAGCTGCTGCGGCTGTACCCTGTCCTAACCCAAGAGATAAAAATTTCATTTTCTCTT